TCGTCGCTCCTACAGCCTTAGGTGCGGTTTTAGCCTTTTTAAGTGTAGATTTGGCTGGTTTTTTTGCTTTTTTCGCGGCATTAGAGGGTGCTGCCGCTTTCGCTAGGACCTTTTCCAGGACCGAACCAGATTTTGGACGGCGGGACCGAATATTCTGCAGTTCTTTTCTAAAAATATTGATATTCTGAGACAGCCTCGCCACTTCCTGCTGTGAAATACTTGACGAGGTAAGCTGCTCAACATTTTGGCGAATCAAACTCTCATAGAACTTCTCGTCATCATCACCGATTGCAAGATCCATAATGTCGGTTTCAATCTCTTTGTCGAGTCTGCCCTTATAAAGCTTGTCCATTTTGCCAGGATTATCAAAGATATCAATCCAGCGCATAGCAGCCGCATATCCATCGCCAGGAAGTCTCGCTTTTAGTTCTTCTATAGAATCTATCAGTTCGGCAGCAGGTATTTTTCTAAAAAACTCTAACCACTCATCATAGCCATAATTTTCAGTGCCTTCCAAATTCATCACCGCTGCCCTCCAATATAACTTTTATTATTATAACATAAATCAGCTATTCCGCCAGCTCTGTTATAGTCACTTCCACACGAGGATTTTTTCTATCAACGCCGCCAAAACTTATTATCAGGCGGTTAACTATTCCACAGCAATCATCTTCTAAATAACCAGCATCGACTAGCAGGTCGAGTATACTACTTGCCATATTGTCGAGATCGTGACGGATTCTGTCCTTATTATAAAAAACCATCATTACTTCTAGGGGACTCTCCCATTTCACGTTTCTAAACTTACAAGCCTTAGAGGAAAGACATATATCTTTCATGGCTGCCTCGTGCCAATTGTTAAATTTCTCGCTGTTGGCAATAAATCTATTACCAGTACGTGAATTTTTCAAAATCCGTTTATTATTCTTCTTACTAGGCACTTGACCTGCGATATCGAAGTTAATATCACGCATCTCTCAAAACTCCATAATGGTTGCTCGGTATTTCATTACCACCAGCTAGGATAAGCAAGTGAATAACGTCTTTTAGCTCTCGATTGTCGTGAGCGCTGCAAACACATATCATTGGTTTCTTGTAATGATGGACATTCTCCTTGATGTGCTGCTCGGCAGCTTTGCCAGTAAAATACATGACCGCGCCATAGTCTTTGCCAGCTTTGTTGTTATCTAGGATCGTCCAGACTGGCATGCTAGTGGATCGATTATCTTGATTGACCAACTCGTCACTTAAGGCTTTAATGCGCCACAGCAAGGCTTCTTCAGCTGGATTTTCTGCTATAATTTTCATTTAGATTTCCTTTCGTCAACCGTTGGTTGATTATCTTGACCAATAATCTTAATGTCGTTGACGTCTATAAACTCCGCTCCGCAAGCGGCGGCTACTTGATGATATTTGTCTTCAAAGGCGCTGTCACCAAGTTCTATGGTTTCAAGTACAGCATCGGTAAACTCATTTGGTACAGACACTAGGATTGCTTTTCGGTTTTCAGTGTGGTGCGCCGACAGAAAGGAGTTGTGCATATCATCTGTCCAGTTCTGCGGTTGAATTGTTAATGTTCTAAACCATTTTTCCCAAGTGGGGAAATTGGTTCCTACAGGGTACAATTTGTACCCGTTTATTTACGTTTGCTTATGTGACCGCCTTTTTTACCTGCACACTTCTTCACGAAGTGAGGACCGTCGATTAAGTCGCAGTTGCATTCAATGTCTTGTGCAAATCCTCCCGTTTTACCGTTTCTTCCGCCCTTTGCGCCGATTTCTGCGTAAAAGTTCGGATTATTCGCTAGGTTTTTCTGAGCGGCTTTTAATCCGCCAATTTTAGTTCCAGCCATTAGTCCTCCTTAATTCCAAAATAAATCTTCCAATCTCGCTCATTTTCTTTGATGGATTTTTCAGCTTCTTCTTCGGTTGCGTAGCGTACAGGTTCGCCGTAGTCATTCCAGAAGCTATCAGAACAGTCGAGTTTTTTATTTATATAATCGTAGCTGACGACATAGCCGCCTTCGCCATTCTCAAAATCTGGCTTAAATGTTGAGGTTCGTTGTAGTCTGACTTCTGCTAGTTTGCGGTCGCGTGCTTTTTCGCACTCTTCTTTGGTGCGTTTTATCAAGCCAAGCGAGTAACGCGAGAAATGGATAGATTCATCATCCCAGCGGTCACGATAAATACCAGCACAATCATCTATGTACCAATATTCATCACCATTATTTGGCTTCCAGTGAATACTATCTGTCGGTTCTTTTATTTCCTCGAACCACTCTGTAAGAATATTCGGAAACTTTTTCAGGGTAGTTTCGTGATAGATCATTATTATTAAGCCCGTTTCTGTGGTCTCTTGATTTTCTGGAGTACCAGCAATAAGATTTCCCGTTTTAGAGATATATGCTAACTGTCCAGCTTTGAATGTCGGTAAATCTTTTAGAAGTCTATAACGTTTCATACTTACTCCTTAGCTAACTTAGGTCGTTCACCTTCGATTCGACTGTCCAATATTTTATTGATTCGATTGACTAGATGTTCGATGTCGCTGTATTCAGCTAGTGCATCATCTTTCATCTCTAAAAGGTCGATAGTACTCATCTCATCTAATGATTGATAGTCATCTTCGTAATAAGGCTTTACTTCTTTTTCCATTTTTTATCCTCTTCTTTCATCCATTCCGCATCTTGTTTGGCTATTTCGCGTTCTGAGATAGCTACGAGAATTAGAATGAATGCTACAAATATTATCCAAATTAGTATGTACATGCTTTTCTCTCAATATCTATAAGCCAATAATCCAAATTAATAATTTAACAGCAACTGCACCCAGCACCGTGAACACCAGCGTCGTCAAGATTACTAAAACACCCGCTGCAAAATACTGTATTTTATCAGCAAAATCTTTATTGTTATCCATTTTTAATATACAATCCTCTCACTTAAGACATAACCCTTATCCAGTACGATTTCTATAATTTCAGCATGATGCCGTTTATGAGACTTCTTTACTAACCGGGCGGCTCGGCGGTTTTGACAATAAATTCTTCGCATACGATCTTTATAGTCAAACCACTGAACAAAATAAATATGACGATTAAACAGTTTGCTCTGAAATACGTTTTTAGTGTCAGAAAAAGAATCTTCTGGCTTAAACAGTAGTTTTATTTTTTTCAAGATCATAAACACTTTTGTATTCCTCTCTCTCCTTAAGCCCAATACGATACAGAATACCTTTTAATTTTGTCGTACCGGCAAACGAATATCCGCAATCAAAGCCATGCACTTTGTAGTGATAGAAGATTGATTGCAACAAGACCATTTCTTGCAAATCATTCTCGGCTTCATGTTCGTAGATTGTAGCCCATTTTTTGCCATTGCTGTGTCTCCCAACACCAACGATAGCCTTTGCGTGACCCATCAAGTCAAATTCGATGACACGCTGTTCATCTTTTACGATAGTCCTGGCTGACATTCCAGGCATAAGATCGTCTGTCCATACCATAAATGGATCATCCATTTTACCCCCTCCGTTTCTTATAGATATTTGAGATATTTTTCGCTCGTATACACCGACCACGCTTTATACCCCTGCCCTCGCCAAACGTGATAGGCACAGGCAATATTTGTAGCCGGATCATGACTATCACAGTGTTCTCGTCCAGGTAAAATCCTTACTTGGAATAGAGAAACTGAATAGCCATATACTCTTCCGTTCTGTGTAAAGGTCAGGCTTGTATCGCCCGTCGCATTCGGATCGCATCCGCTTTCAGCTCTCATAATCGCTAACATAGTGCGTACGTCCCAATCGTATTTCTCAAGTAAAGGTTGAAACCTTTCGCAGCCGCCTACACGCCCTGCCTCCACAGCAGGTTTTTGAGGTGTAGGCGAGGCTTCAACCTTTGATGCGGCTATTTCGTCAGGCGATGACTGCCGCTTCGTCATCGCTACTGTTTTGACACTTCAACTTTGACATTCTTGACGATTGTCGCCGCTTCAGCTTTGACTTGTTCAGTCTGATTCTTTTGATAGTACATACCGCCAATAAAAGCGATAATTCCTGTAATTAAAATCGTAATTATGATAGTTTTGATAGTTTCAATATTAAGTTTTTTCATTGTTTTTCTCCTTTTTATTATTACTTTCTAAGCAGCCAGCGGTGGATGCGTTGGTATTTCGATTTCAATTACGCGAGTAAAAGTAAGACGAAAAATGTTAGTTTTTGGGTATAAAATTAACACTACATAGGTGGTAGACACGCATCCACCGCTGGCTGCTCATTTATTCTTATATAAAGCCAAAGTAACATCTACAGAGAATTTGCCTACAATCTCCCTCGCTCATCTTTCAATCATCTCCGTCAAGACTAATCCATTTATTTCTCCGGATGATTAAAAGACTTCAGCTTCTGATATCAGCTTAATCTCAATTTCGTGCTACGTTGTTAATGTACTTTATTTCGCTCAACAGCATGTCTAATCACACGTCAGGCATGCTCTACAAGAGAAACAAAGCAAAACAGAAAAACCCGCTGGCTCTCTACTTCCAGCGGGTTTTTCTATACAACAAAAAAACGTCCTGACAGCTATCAGGACGTTTACCAGAAACTTATTCCAATCGTAGGAACTTGGTGAGGTGCGCCTCCCCATAACTACGACTGTCCACCACAACAGTTTCGTTTTGGTGGTACAATTTCTGGCTGCTATACCTTTTAGCTGGTAGAGAGCCATAAGGGTTATTGGTGTAAAAATACCTGGAAGGGCAATTGCTCTTCTCAACTGCCCTTAGTATAGCAAAGTCGGTTAAATATGTCAATAGCCTTGAGATTTATTCATAGCTTTATAGAACTGACTTTCAGCCAACTCATCTTTAATTTGAAGATATATTTGGACCGTCGAGATATCGCTGTGTCCCAATAATTTCTGTATAGTCATCAGGTCGCAGCCAGCAATTAGCAACCGAACGGCAAAGCTGTGACGTAATTGATGAGGCGTCATATGGATTCCAGCATATTTCTTAAAAGCGCGCTGTAGCTGCACTCTGGCAGTTTTATCATTTACTTTGAACAGAGGACCAGTAAAGCGGTTATAATCTGTAGCAAATTCATCTATTTTCTCTTTTAAGCGCTCAGTGAGAAATACTGTGCGATCTTTGGACCCTTTACCTTTAACGTACAGGTTTAACCCATCAATATCCTTATAGCTTACCCTAGCTATTTCTGAAATGCGCAGCCCAGTGTCGTAAGCGAAGTCGACAAGCATGTTTATATACTGATCCCTGCTATTTTCAGCCGTTTTTCGGAGGACTGACTGGATAACTTGATGTTGTATATATCTTGGTCGTGGTTTAGCGTTTTTGTGCGATTTAATTAGGTCAGGATTAATACAACTCACATTCATGCGCTCGTAGCACCATTTGAAAAACGCTTTAATGACCCGCTTGACAGTGTTAGTGGTTGATCCAGCATGAGTTTTTCGATATTCATAGAAATAAAAATCGAGCCATCTGACGGACAGCTCGGTTATGTTAGTTTTATGTAATTCATTGCAGAAATTGACGAAGTGTTTGAGGCGAACCACCCTGGTTGCAATTGTCGATGGCGACATATCTTCGACGACTGCTGAATAATGAATAAACTGAAATGCTAGCTCGCGTATATTTTCGGTATAGTAGTCTGTCTGAAATGCAGACTCTGTGTGGTGTAGATTGTCAATTACAGCTGTTTTTGAGGTGGTGGTTAATATGGATGGTGTCATTCTTCTCTCCTTAAATGACATTATGTTGACATATCACCTTATGCACCCCAGATATTCATTCTACAGATTTTTTAAGCCAGTGTAATGCTTCTCATGGCATTTATGGCAACCTTTAACTATGAAATATGGCGCTGTTGGACCGCTATATTGACGTATTTGACCCTTCATAACAGTAGCAAAATAATCAATTTTGATAATCTGCTTATACGTCTTCCATTCGTGTTCACAGCCATTTTTATTCTTGCGTAATAGTCTAAGTTGCGCTCGATCTGTTTTAGCCTTATTAATCCGTTCAATAAGTTTACGTCTAGCTTCTTTAGTGTCAAAACTCATACGCCTGCCTTTTTGCATAAGTACGTAAATAATCGTCCTGGAGTTTGTTTTGCTTCTAGTGCGGTTTCCGCTAATTGCCAAACTGTAGCTTCTGGTAATTTCCAGAACACTTTACAGTAAAACGCAAAGTATTGTTCATTTCCAAACATTTGACATAATTTAGTCGCCATATTCTCTATTTGCTTGGATTTAGCATACTTATCACGACTAATATTAGTATTAGAATTATAGTTTCTATGAAACTTTTTTGCATTAGCATTAGAATTAATATTAGTGGTTTTCA